CTTTTAACATCCGTTCTGTCGTTTCTAGCATGGTCACAGTCCATGTAAAGCAAGCGGTTTACAGCCCCGCTAGAAGGCTTGCGAAGTAACTACTTACTTCTTAGGTTTCTTTTTACGCGATTTGCCCGCTTTTGACAAGGCTATCGCGATTGCTTGCGCCTGTTTTTTTCCAGCCTTCATCTCAGTCTTGATGTTTTCGCTGATAACTTTCTTACTGCTGCCTTTCTTTAGCGGCATTGGCTGCGAGCCTCCGTACGTCTTGTTGTTCCATCAACCCAGCACGTTCACGCGCAACGTTGGCACGCTCTTGCGCGATTGCTAACTGGCTATCAATACGGGCCTGATTGGCCTGCATGTTGGCCTGAATCTTTTGCTGATCCAACGCCAGCTTCTGCTGGTCGATCTGATTGTCCATCTGATCTTCCTGCGCGCGCAGCTCGAGCTCTTTCTCTTTCAGCGCGACCACCGGATCCGCTTCGCCGCCACCGCCGGTCAACTGCGCCTGCAGATCACGCACTTCCTGCATGTACTGCGCGACCTTCATGGCCACCATGCCTTCCTTCTGCAAAGCAGAAATCATTCGATCCGGATCAGAGCCATAGGATTGGAACAATTCGGCTTCCACGTCCTCTTCGGCCTTCAAACGAACATGCGCCAAGATGTGTTTTTGCAGCGTCATCGCCGCTTGCGGGATCTGCGCCAACATCGGAGACAGGCCCATGATCAAATGCGATGCAATGTGCGCATCGTGCTGCTGACCAGCAAAGGCCTTCAGCTCCATCATGTCCAGTACGTCCGCGTTTTCCTGTGCAGGATCCTTCGGCATCTGAGAGTTCTGTGGACGCAAGATTCCGTCAATGTCGCGTACGTTCAACGACGCATAAACACGGTAATACGCCTCATACAGGTTGTGCATCTGCGGCGCGGACTGCGCGAGCTGCAACTGAGTCTGTGCAAGGGTAATGCGCTGCGCAGTTGAGAAGATGTTCGGGTCGGCAACCGGCAGCACGGCCACCATGTTGTCGAAATCCTGCTTCTTGATCTTGCGCGATGCGCCAGGGACATCGTACGGATACTCGTCCGGCAAAAAGTCCGCAAAACCACGCGCCAGCATCTCGAATTCGAGCTTCTGTGCGTAATGCAAGCGCTTGTGAATGGCCGACATGACCATTGAACCACGTTCCAACAGCGCAATCGTTGTTCCAACGGCTGCACCTTGGTTGCCATCGCCCACCTGCATGTCTGCAATGCTCGCCAAACGGCGACCGGCATCCACAGTGAATCCCAACAGCGCAAATAGCGTCTGTGACGGTTCTTTGTACGGCAACGGCAGCAAAGATGCCTTCAGATCGGCACCACCGACGTCAATATCGCGCCATTCGCCCGGCTGATGCGGATCATCCGAGTCAGAAATGCGTGCGCCCTTGGTTTTGAAGCCTGCAGGCAGGTTTGCCAGCGTTCCGGCGTCGATTAACTGGCGTAATGAGCTTGTTGCAGCCTTAGAAAGACCGCCAATCAGGTGTACAAAGCCCAAACCATACGCGCCAAGGCCTTCGACCAGCACGTAATGGACAAAATACTCAATTCTGGCCTTCAGATCGTCGTCTTCACGCCAGTTCCGGCGGATTCCAACCACCTGACCGGTGCTTTCTTCGACCGTTACGACGTACGGACGCTTGATTCCGGTGTAATTACCGTCTTCATCGCGATCTTCAAAGCCTTCCAAGTCCAAATCGACGTGGAATTCAAGCAAAAACACCTCGTCGGTGTTGGAAGTCGGCTCTAAACCGACAATTCGGTCGATTCCATCCTGAATATCGCTGACACGAAGCGCGTCTTCGGCGTCTGGGATGTAGTAATCCAAGTACTCACCGGCCCAAACACGCTTTTTGAAGTCGTTTTCGTACATCGCAATGCGATGCGTAATGCGTGGACACTGGCTCATGACGCTTGAACCGGTGTACGGGATGTACAAATCGTCCGCCAAGACCAGTTTGGACACCATCCGACCCAGCGTGGAGTCGTGATAGGTCTTCTTGAACACCGAACCACCGTAACCAAGATAGAACAACGCCTGATCCATCTCAGGAGTAAACTCTTTCATCACGGTGGTGATCTGATAGTTCATGAACTCCTGAACACGGGCGGCTTGTTGCGCCTTGTCCAGTGTCTCACGGCCCACGACCTGCGTACGGACAGGACCGCCTGCTGGCATCAGTTCCTTAAACGCCTGCGACTGGAACTGAACAACCGCCTCGGTCAACATTGGATGGACCGCGCCTGACGCGCCACGGAATGGCTGCGTGCGCTCTTCCATCTTCAAGCCAAGAAGCTCAAGACCTTTGGTGTACTGGCTTTCCCATTCCTCGCGCGATGACTTGTCGGACTGGAATAAATCCATCAAGTCCATACTGACACGGCCCAAGGCGTCCGGATCGACGACCTCTGCCAAGTTGGCGTAGAAATCTACGTCAGCAGAATCGTCTTCGCCGATCTCGACAGTAGCACCGCCATCATCCTCAAGGATGATTTCGACTTCCGGCTCCTCGATGTCATTGACGATCAGCTCAAGGGCCGGGGCTTGGTTGACTGCTTTATCTACTGGCATACGTTATGCACCGTCTGGGGTTCCGCCGATGGGCTCAGGATTCACTACTTTACGCCCTTGCGGAGTAAATGTCTGCACTTTCGCGCGTTGCAGGGCTGCATCCACTTCTTCTTTCGATAGACCACTGAACAGGTCGTATTTGTTGCCGAGGTTAAGCTCTGTGCGGTAGTTGTGCAACATACCCAGCTTATCCAGCACTCCCATGCCGAACCGCTGTGCGCCATACAGGTCACGGATCTTGGTCGGGTCGGTCATGTTGAAGTCGTAATAGTCGGTCAGGTACAGGTTGCCCTTATCGTCCACTTTCAACGTACCGCCGCCAATGGATTTGATCGCATCGTTCACGAGACTCAGCTCGTCTGCAGCGGTCATCTTGCTCCGGGATTTCTGATCACTGACCACGCCACGAGAAGACACGCCGGAGGGCAGCGCTGGGTAGTGCTCGTAGTCCACTCCTGCCGTTGGCTTTTCGCTCATAACCGCACGAACTGCCGCACTGCGGAAAATAGGCAACAGATCAGGGCGATAATCTTCGTTGGTCTTGACGTCCACGTTTCTGCGGAACAGCGCGTCGTACACGTTTTCGTACTTCTGTTCCTTGCCTTCCTGCTGCAGATACTCGCCATGCGTGCGTTCCGCGTCCTGTACCGCTTGGTCTTCTGTCATGAACTGGCGGACAAATTCGTCCGTGGACATCTCGCCTTGTTCAGGGCTGCCTTCGGCGCGCTTGACGGGCGGAATACCCATGGCTTCCAAAAGCTCTTGGCGTAAGGCAGGCTGCTGCGCTTGAATCTCTGCCAACTCGGCCTTTGCCGCGTCGCGTGTAGCTTTATCCGCGTAGAAATCTTTCACAGTCATGCGCGCTTTTTCTTCGCGCTTACTTAATTCTTTCAGCGCGTCGCTTACCTTTTCATAGCGCTTTACGGCTTCTTCACCCATTCTCTGAACCATCTTGGGCGCAACCGCCATGCCCATCACCGGCATGTTTTCCATAACCTTCGGAGTCATAACCTCCATAAAGCGACGGAGCTCGGCCTTTGCCTGTCCTTCAGGCATGCCCCGTGGTCCTTGAGCCGTGATCCCTTCTTCACTGACCGCCAATGGATCGCGTACTACATCTCCACCCTCCGCCAAGTTCCGTGGACCTTGGATCGCGGCGAGCAAACGTTGGTACGCGGGCCGCGCGTCGACAGGGCCGCCTTGTGCAAACATAGGCAAAGCAAGCTGTCCTGTACGCTGCAGATAGTCCTGCAAGAACTCAGGCATGTTGTCCATGCTTGGGAAATACGGACGGAAGTTGGGATCCGGTTTGTCCTTAACCAAATACATCTGATCCACGCCTTGGTCTTTCAAGAACTGAAGCAGTTCTGCGCTTGGCGTAGGGTAGAACGGAGTAAATTGTTCAGGCGTTGTCGACGGCGTTGCCGTAGCTTCAGGGGCAGCAAACGTGCCTGTAGATGGCTTGTTTATTACAGTTGGGGCTACACTTGTAGCAGACTTGTCTATTACAGTTGGGGCTTCGTTTGTGGGCGGTGTATTTGTGTTTTGTGTTGAGGCTATCAAGGCCTTATACCGCGGATCTGTCATGTAACCACGGTCATTGACAACATATCGTGAAGGCCTGTCGCCGTACTTCTCGTCGTACCACTGTTTGATAAATGCAGCACGATCTGCGGATACATCCCCACCGTCCGCGAAGCTAAAGCCCGCGAGATTGTATTGTGAGGGGTTGATCGCCGCGGTATAGGCCGTGTTGCGCGCTTGCTGGGCTCGCGTCGCACGGGCTTGGGCCTCTTGTTGAAACGCGTCAAGATCTTCTTGCGTAAAATCAAGTGCCTTGGGCTGTGCCATCGTGAACTCAGCAGGCGGCTTATAGCCAAAGTCACTCGTGCGAGGGCCCGCGTTCCACGCGTTCACACGTTCGTTATATAACTCAACGTCTGTTTTGTACTTGTCCAACGCAGCGTTATACGCCTCCGCTGCGGTCTTGTAGTCTTCGATCTGCTTGTTGTACAGATCCATCTGATCAAGATCCGCCTGCTTATAGCGGAACGGCGAGGTATACCACTCGGGCAACGGCATGTCAGACTCCCATGCGGTTTTTTTTCAGGAAGTCGAGCAACTCTGCTCGCGAAACGTCGCCGCCATTTGCACGCGGAAGTGCGGGAGCGTTTGAGCGTTCTCTGTACCCGCGCAACGCTTCGTCTAAGCCTGCATTGTTACCAGGTCCTTGAGGCGTGAACCGTGGGCGTTCTTGCGGGCGAGACTGCTGCGGTTGTGCAGGGCGCTCAAACTGATAACGGCGATCTTCTCTTTCAGCGGGAGCAAAACGGAAGCCACCTGCACGTGATTCAGGAAGCGCTGGCGTAGGGGCAGGTGTTCCCGGCAACGATGGGTTTGGCGTAGGAGCGGGACGGCCTGCTTTTTGTGTAGGAGTGCCGTGAGTATATAGCCAGCCTTCCGGCATTACTTCAAACGGATTGCCTGCGTTTGTTTCAAAGTATTGTCCGGTAGACGGGTTGTAGACAGTGCCCAAGACCTGTGGGGAAATACATCCCATCGGCCCACATTCATGGGTTTTGAAACCCAATGAAGCGGGATCCGCCATCAAACGATTGTAACCAAGCGCGACCATGGGATCCTTACTTGGGTCGTACTCAGGAACCTTATATCCGTTTTCCGTTTTTGGAAGGGTGCCCGTAGGATTTGGAACGAAAGGAGTTGTATTGATGGGCTCAGGTTTAGGTGCGTTGGGATTAAACGGATATTTGATGTACGGTTCAGCGGTTGCCGAAGGCATGACCGTAAACCCGCCTACGGGTTTATTCAGCTGATTTAAATAGTCTTGGTACTGTGCAGCGGTTCCGACTTGGTTTACGCCCGCTACTGGGCCGCCGTCAGCAAACTGCTGTGGCTGGTTTGCACTGACCTGAAACTTGGGCAACGCAGGCATCATGCTCTTGTCCGCATACTTGCGGATCATGTCCATAAAGTCACCATTTAGACGGGACGTGTCCGGACGGAACGCAGGCGCTTGGCGCACGGGCATTTGCTGCGGTTGGCGGTAGCCATATTGCCGTGGACCTTGGTCAAAGGCCCGGCCTTCACGCATCGCTAAAATCTGAGAGGCAGGCGCCATCGTCGCAACACCTGTACCGGTGCTCGGAGAAACACCCGGCATGTATTCCGTACGAACAGGAGCGTTACCGTCCTGTGCGGAGATCCAACCTTCCGGTACGATGTCCGTGGGCAACGGAGAACCTGTCTGGAACCACTGGCCAGACGTCGGGTTGTAATAATCAGTGACCACTGCCGTGCCGTACAACGCAGGATTGACTTGGCCAAAGCCAATGTCTCCAAGATTGCCACGGTAGTACGAATACGTGTCTTTAGTCGGCGCTTCTGCACCAGGCTTCACGCTGGATTCTGCTTCCGCGTAATACTGAATCGGGGTGACAGGAGCTAGATTGCGGAGCTGTTCTGCAGCCGGTGCATCACTGTCCGGGCCGTAGGCAAGGACCACGTCTT